CTTTTGGGCAAAAAAGCCAAATTTTAAGATAACGCTCCATGTTTTCATCCGGTTCCGAAAGAATGGCGTAGGCACTTAAATCGGTAGTTGTAGAAAGGTCTAATCCTGCATAAGCACCGTATTTTACAAATTTTTCCATCGGGATTACATCAACTTTATTTTTCATCCAATCCTCGTTGTAAATCCACGAAAACTGCTGATCTACCCACATATTCAAATTTTTAGTTTTGAAATTTCGAATTTTTGAAGGTTGATTCAACGCTTTTACAAATTCCTTTTCGATTCCTTCCAGTGCCAAACCATTTCCAAGAAGTGGATTTGCTTTGATCCATAATTCCTTATTTTCCCATGATTCAGGTGTTTCTAAATCTTCCTGGTCGATGTCGTGAATCATTATCCAAAGTGAGTGATCTATATTTCGGCCTTCCAAAACTTCGATAACAGAATCTTCATAGTTTTTGCAGGCAGATTGCACGTTTGCACCTGCTGTTGTAATTTGGTAAATCAATGGCTGCGCTCTTTGCACTGTGGATGATTCAAGATTTTCTTTTACAGAATCATCTTTATGAGCATGATATTCGTCAATAATACCCACATGGCAGTTGATTCCATCCTGTGTTTTAGAATCGCCACCCAACGGCATCATGGTTGATCCTGTATTTTTGAATCCGATTATTTTTTGAAGGCAATAAAACCCCATTTTACGCAAAGCAGGATTCGCCACCGGACTTTCGATGTACATTTTCGCCTGTTTCCAACAGATGCGCGCTTGCTCTTCCTTTGTGGCCCCAACGTACACTTGTGCTTCCATTTCGAGATCAAAAGAAAGCGCGTATAATGCAAGGCCCGCCATTTCAGCGGTTTTCCCGTTTTTTTTGGCTCTTTTATCATAAACGGTATTTATGCGACGAAATCCGGTTGTTGCATTAATCCATCCAAAAATATTATACATGGTAAACTGTTGGAACGGTGCCAAAACGAACGGTTTTCCTGCCAATTTTCCTATGGTATGGTTTAAAAATGTAGGGAAGAAACTCAGGATGCGCATTCCTTTTTCGTGGTCCAGGATAAAACCATCTATTTCAGCGTTTTCAATCCAGGAGTAAAAACGCTCAACCGATTGCTTGATGCGTTTTCCAACAATGATTTTTCCCGTACGCACATCATTTGCGTACTGAAAAGGAACGGAATTAAGCTGTTTTTGTGTTGGTTTCATTACTTGATTTTGTTTTTAATGCTATAAAACGATTACAAATAACACATATTTGTGTTATGTTATTTTAAAATATAACTGCAATTTTGATGCGTGTTAGATAAAAGCGAAAAAATATTTATTAAAAATGTTGGGCAAAAACTTAGAGAAAAACGATTGTCTAAGCATCTTTCGCAAGCCACTCTTTCCTATGATGCCAATATTCCAATTAACCAAATAGGACGAATTGAACGTGGCGAAATCAATACTACCATTGGCTCACTTTTTAAGATTTGCAAAGCTTTAGATATTGACTTTGCGGAATTATTGCCTTAAAAGCGCGCAAACCTATTTCTTAGTTTTTCAACTTCTTTACGGGAAACCACATTTTTGTAAATTAAATTGCAAAAGGAAGGCTTTTTAACTTCTTGCTGGACGTGTGCGCATAAATTGAAGTCGTTTTTAATGATGTATGCCCTAACAAATCCGATATCAATTTTAGATCAGTTCCTTTCTCGAATAATCCGGTTGCTGCACTATGCCGAAGCGTATGCATATGGTATTGCTTCCCTAGATATTTTTTAACGATTTGGTTGCAGCTCCCGGAAGAGTATTGCAAACTAAACTGACCATTGAATAAATATTCTTTTGGAAGATATTCGACATAATACAAGCGGATTATTTCTCTAGTCGTGGGCGTTAGCGGAACGATTCTGTCTTTTTTACCTTTAGCACCAATGATTCTGATTTGCATCAGTGGTGTGCTAATGTGCTCGAGCTTTAAATTTAACACTTCCGAAACTCGCAATCCTACCGAAGCTGTCAAAGCAATTATCGCTTTGTGTTTTTTGTTTTCGATTTTGTCAATCATCAAAACCAGTTCGTCCATATCAATCACCAGTGGTATTTTCTTTTCTGTTTTGGCGTAGGTTATGTATTCGAATTTTCTGTTTTGTTTTATTGTCAAAATGTAAAACTTTTTGATTGCGGAATGCATTGCGTTTTGCGAATTGACTTCTTTAGCATTCAACAGATAATCCTTGATTTCATCCGCCGAAATATGTTTCGGGCTGTCTTTTTCTTTGAAATACGCCAGGAATAGTTTTATTTGGCTGCTGTAGTTTTTGATTGTTTCAATCGAAAAGTGAATGAATCTCAAATCTCTCTCATAGTCTTGGATGTATTTTGCGGAATTCATAGGCTTAAGTGTTAGTTTTGTTGGTGGTTTTATTGGTTGAGTAAATGGGAACGTTATATGATAGCTTAAGAAGCGACCGCTAATGAAATCCTTTTTAAATCATTTTTAACATCTAACCAAAAATCAATTTTACTTTGATTAAATTCTGGTAAATTTTCATCTAACATTGTATCAATAATTGAATTTGCAATTTCAAATCCGTGTTTATCAAATAATTCTTGTGCTTTTTTCTTTGAGTTCATATTTAGTGGAATAAAGCCATCATATAACAACGTGTATAAGAAATGGCGGGTTAGTTTTGTATTTTTGAGTTTGGTTATTAATTTAAAAATCAGTCTGTACTTGTAAGCGTTCGGCAAACTCTCCGCCACTTCCTATACACGCAAACGTTACCCGCAATACTACGACTGCGGTATAAAAGAAAGAATGTGAGCGATAACATCAACTGTCCATCCGTTTCCTATCATCTTATATCTTTGGCTGTCGCTTACACAATTAGTGTAATTTAAAGGAACAGTTTGTAATTTTTCACATTCGGTAGGTGTTAATCTTCTTTTTAACCCTAAATCAACATATATACCATCTGTAGGCTGTTTGTAATATCCCGAAATTAGCGTTCCGCATTTTTCATAAGATTTATCATAAAAGAACCCTTTACCTCTTTTGGCATTAAGAACTCTATCAATTTTCGCTTCGCTTATTGCGTATTTTAAACCAACATTTTCTTCAAGAACGTCTTTTAATTTAACATCAGAATCTTTAGGCATTTCAACTCCTGGTATATTTGTCCAATACAATCTTGGTCTACTTTGAGCCGATAATAATTTGCTATTTATTTTTATCGGTTTAACTCCTAATTCTTTAGTAATCACATGTTCCCATTCTTTTTTCATTACTACGTTTTCAAGAAGAAAGTATTTAGGATTTGTTTCTTTTAGAACTCTCACATATTCATAAAACAATCCACTTTTACCCTCAAATCCTTTTCCGTTACCAGCCACGCTAAAACTTTGGCAAGGACTTCCGCCATAAAGCAATTCTATTTTAGGTAAATATTTAGCCTTAACATCTGTAACACTCCCTATTTGTTTTGTTTTTGGGTAGTTTGTTTGTGTTACTTGAATAGCGTATTTATCAATTTCACTTGCATAATACTCACCATACTTGTACCCTATTTTATTTAAGGCTATTTGTCCGCAACTCATACCGTCAAAAAGAGAAAGTACTGCGGGTAACATCGGTTTTGAGCAAGCGGGCATTAGGTTTAATTCAGTCATTTGGTATATTTTTATTATTAGCGATTAATTCAATTATTCGGGTTTTATTTTCCCGCCTGCACAAAGCCGCAGGACGTTATTCTACAAATTCGCCGTGCTTAATAACGAAATATAATTTACCAGGTTCAGCACCCCACTCAGGATTGCCAGTTCTGATTTCGATTCCTCTGTGCTCTAGTTTTAATATCCTTTCATTGTCGCCTGTCTTAGGATAACCTAAAGTCATTGTGTTGATTTCAAAATCCCTATAGATTTTATAAGGATGATTATTTGCGTATTTTATAAACATTTTTAAATCCCAAAAATGTCTAATATCTTTTGAAACAATTCTTTTAAACCAATATTCGCTCAATTCTCTGTAGTCTTCCGTTTTAATCCCTGCTTTTGTCATTTCAAACCACTTAGTTTTCAATGATAATTGTAAGTTTTTCATATATTATTTTATACTAATAAATATTACCCATGACTAGCTTCCAAGAACTGCTTAAAAATATCTTGCTGACCTGGATCTGTTTCTTTTTGTTCAACTAACTTGGTTCGGTCCTTGAAACTAAATCCAAAATGTTTAGAAAGCTCATTGATTTCTTTTAT